GCCCAACTGGTCCAACTGGTCCTCAAGGTTCTTTTGGTGGTGCTACATTTAAGTATGATTTTAGTACAACAACAACAGATTCAGACCCCGGTGCAGGTAAAATAAGATTCGATAGTTCTACACAAAATACTGCTACGGGTATTTATATTGACGATTCTGATTTAGACGGTAGCGATATACAGTCCTTTATGAGAACTATTGACGATTCCACATCTACTATAAAAGGTCATGTCAAAGTAAGTAATCTTACAGACCCTTCACAGTTTGTATTATTTACTATATCTTCTTTAGTAGAAAAAACAGGTTATTTCGATATAACAGTAAGTGCCGTAGATTCTTCCGACACATCTCCTTTTAGTGATGGTGAAGATGTAGCAGTTACTTTCGCAAGAACAGGTGATAAAGGAGATACAGGTTCAACCGGACCGATAGGACCTCAAGGGCCTCAAGGAAATGTAGGGCCGGATGGCCCGACAGGACCGCAAGGTAGTACAGGACCGGCAGGTCCACCCGGTCCTACGGGTTCAACAGGCGCACAAGGACCTACTGGACCGACAGGTCCACAAGGAACACAAGGTAATACTGGTCCTACGGGTTCTGCCGCAGGTTTTGGTACACCCACAGTATCTAGTGGTCCATTAGCAATTACTTCTAGCGGCCCCGACACTTCTAAAGTATTCGCATTTACTATACCACCCGGTTCTACCGGACCAACAGGACCTACAGGTGCTACTGGCCCTACTGGTCCATCGGGAGGTACAGGGCCAACCGGACCTACTGGGCCTACAGGACCGGATGGAACCGCAGCAGGTGTAGGAACACCTACAATTTCGACAGGACCTTTAGCAGTAGCAGTAAGTGGGCCGGACACAGCAAAAGTCTTTTCATTTACTATACCTGCGGGACCAACTGGTCCTACCGGACCTACTGGTCCTACTGGTACTCAAGGTCCTACCGGACCAAACGGCCCTACTGGACCGACTGGGCCACCCGGCGGAACAGGACCTACAGGAAGTCAAGGACCTACTGGTCCTAGTGGTGCAGATGGTAACTTTGGTGGTGCATCTTTCAAATATGATTTTTCTACAAACACAGCAGATAGCGACCCCGGCGCAGGTAAGATAAAATTAAACAACGGTACTCAATCATCTGCTACTGCTATCTATATAGATGACAGCGATTTAGACGGTACAGATATTCAATCATTCCTTCGTACTATTGATGATTCTACATCAACAATAAAAGGTCATGTTAAAATTAGTAATTTAACAGATGCAAGTCAATTTACTTTACACACTATTTCATCTTTATCAGAAGATTCGGGTTATTTTGAGATAACAGTAAGTACAATAGACTCTTCTGCTTCTGCACCATTTTCAGATGGTGAAGATGTTATGGTAACTTTTGCTAGGACAGGAGACAAAGGAGATACAGGGGCTACTGGTCCTTCCGGTCCAACAGGTTCAGCCGGACCGCCCGGACCAACTGGGCCAACTGGACCTACCGGACCTCAAGGTACACAAGGAGATGAAGGACCAACCGGACCTACGGGACCTAGTGGACCAACTGGGCCAAATGGACCAACAGGTAGTACAGGAACAGCAGCCGGATTCGGTACACCTACTATGTCTGCCGGACCTTTAGCAATTTCAGCAAGTGGGCCGGACACGGCTAAGGTATTCGCTTTTACTATACCTCCCGGTGGCACAGGACCAACTGGACCTGCGGGTCCACCCGGCCCAACTGGACCACCCGGAAACGATGGGAACGATGGTGGTACTGGCCCAACCGGACCTGCGGGTGCGGCTGCCGGATTCGGGACACCGACAGTTTCTTCCGGTCCTCTTGCTATAAGTAGTAGTGGACCAAATACATCAAAGGTCTTTGCTTTTACTATTCCGCCCGGCTCAACTGGACCGGCAGGTCCTACGGGACCAACTGGGCCGACAGGTCCAACCGGACCGCCGGGAGGTACAGGCCCTACCGGACCAACAGGAAGTGCAGCAGGTTTCGGAACACCAACTGTTGCTAGTGGTCCTTTGGCTATTGCTTCAAGCGGTCCTAATACAGCAAAGGTATTTGCATTTACTATTCCGCCGGGAGATACTGGTCCTACAGGGCCAACAGGACCGACAGGTCCTACAGGGCCGACAGGCCCAACTGGGCCACCGGGGGGTACAGGACCACAAGGCGCAACTGGCCCATCTGCCGGATTTGGAACACCAACGGTGGCAAGTGGCCCACTTGCTATATCTTCAAGTGGACCGAACACAGCCAAAGTATTTGCCTTTACAATTCCACCCGGTTCGACTGGCCCTGCCGGACCACCCGGACCGGATGGGCCTACTGGTCCACCGGGTCCTGATGGACCGCCCGGTTCAAATGGTAGTAATGGGGCAGCCGCAGGTTTCGGTACACCTACAGTAGCAAGCGGGCCTTTAGCGATTTCTTCTAGTGGACCAAATACGGCTAAAGTTTTTGCATTCACAATTCCACCCGGTGCGACAGGGCCGCCCGGTTCAGACGGTTCGGATGGTAGCGACGGTGCGGCAGCAGGGTTTGGCACACCTACTGTTAGTAGTGGTCCTCTAGCCATTTCATCTAGTGGTCCAAACACATCTAAAGTTTTTGCCTTTACAATTCCGCCGGGTTCTACTGGACCAACAGGGCCGCCGGGTTCAACTGGGCCTACGGGTCCTACAGGGCCACAGGGTACGGCAGCAGGGTTTGGGGTTGCTACGGCAACATCACTTGGCGCAGGGGCAACTCCAACTGTTACTCTTAGTGGACCTAATGCAGCAACATCTTTTGCTTTCGGCATACCAAAAGGTGCAACAGGCGATGCGGGTCCTACTGGCCCAACAGGGCCTACCGGACCTACTGGACCTACTGGTGGTGCGGGTCCACCCGGACCTACGGGGAATGACGGGCCTACTGGACCGCCGGGTTCAACAGGTGGTACAGGCCCTACAGGACCAACAGGGCCGACAGGACCTAGCGGCTCTGTCTCCGCACCTACTGTTTATTCGGCTTCGACTGTTTATTCGGCGGGGGATGTTGTTCTTTATGCAGGTGCGACTTACATAGCAAATACTACTGCGGTTGCTAATGACCCCGATACTTCTTCAAGATGGACTTTATTTGCATCTCCGGGTAGGTTGTTAATAGTCGCAGAATGGAACGACCAATACTATACTTCATCACTTAGAAACGGTTGGAGATGGTCTTTTGGTGCAGGTATGAATAACGTAGATAACAGCGATTCATCAACAAATCCTGTAGGTACTATTTTACCTATTGCTTGCAGACTAAAAAAGATAGAATGGTTTGTAGGTAATGTAGGTGCGGAAACAGGCTCAACTTCATTTACTCATAAGATTACAAAGAACGGTTCGGACTTGGCTACAACATATTCTTGGGCTTCAACAGGAAGCGGCGGTAATTCTTACACAAGAAGTGCTTCACCGGATTTAGATTTTGCCGCAGGTGATACTTTTAACCTAAGAGTAACTTCACCTAGTGGTTATTCAAGCACTAGTCAAATAGGTAGACTAAGAGTCACATTTTACTTTGAAGTGAGGGAGAATTGATAACATGACTAGAAACTTTAAAAATGCAGATGCAGCAGAAAAAGCATTAAAACAAACCCAAAGAGAATGGTTAAAAAGAATAGAAAACGCATACGGTGAAAATTACTATGACGCTTTATCTGATTCAGAAAAAACCGAATTAGATACATTTAGAACGGCTATGAAAAACTTATCTTCTATTAGTACAAAATCATCATTTCACGATGACGGGGTTTTCCCTAGTATTCCATCATGGTTTGATTATGGAGAATTAGAAGAAGCACAGGGTGTATCAAGGGCAGCAGCAGGTCCAACAGGACCCACAGGACCAAGTGGTTCTACCGGACCTACCGGACCGACAGGACCTAGTGGTGCTAAAGGTAATACAGGAGAAACAGGACCTACAGGACCAAGTGGAAGTAATGGTTCTGCCGGACCACCCGGACCTACAGGACCAACGGGTCCTACAGGACCTAGTGGTAGCGGCGGCGGTGCAAGTATTCCTTTAATTATTGATGGTGGAAAAATAAATACTACTGTTGCTTCTATAGAAGTTCATAGTAGAAACGGAACAATGACAATTACGGGTGCAAATGGTAATATAGTAACCGTTGGTGTAACAGGAATAGGTCTTAGTTGATAAGGTACTCCTTAAATACCCTATGATGTAATGATACTTTATGTCAGAAATGATGAAACACCCTGCATGGATAATGTGGGAAGAAGCGTTGAGTGAAGAATTAGTGAATGAAATAATTGAGGCGGCAAAAGAAGCCGAACCTCAAGCGGCATCTACCTTTAGAACAGGTGAAGGTAAAGAAGATAGCCATAGGAAAACCCAAATAAGATGGTTACAAGATGAAAAATACAAACCTCTTACAGAACAAATGATGTGGTATATACAAAAAGCCAATGAACATTTTGATGTAGAAGTATCATATCTACCGCCATTACAATTTACAGAATACAAAGATATAGGCTATCACTATGGAATGCACCATGATATTGATTGGAATAGACAAGATGGAATGCACAGAAAAATAAGTATTGTAGTACAACTATCAGACCCCGAAGATTATGAAGGTGGCGAATTAACATTTAGTCATACTCAAAATCCCGACCCAATAGCACTTGCTAAGAAAGGTACAGTAATATGTTTCTTATCTTATTTTGAACACGGTGTTGCACCTATTACTAAAGGTAATAGAACAAGCCTAGTAGGATGGGCGGAAGGTCCTCGGTGGAAGTGATTTTTTTGGGAGATATAAGAATAGGCAAAATAGTGTATATAGCGCCCGAAAAGTCATATACTAATGTAAACATTGAAGAGACACTTCATGGGTTCAAGGTCTACAGGAAGGGTAGTGATAGAGCATTTACTGTTATACCACACTCTGCCGTTAAACAAGTAATATACGAGCGTGAAGAAAGATGAGTAATAATACAACAGCAGAAACGTGCATAAATGCACTAAATGAAACAATAGACTGTATACCTTTAGAAACATCCTCTTTGTTTGATGATATAGAAGTAATACTACTTGCAGTAGCCGCATTATTAGGTATACTTGCATGGGGTATGAAAAAATATAAAGCATTAAACGCAGACGGAAAAATAACTCTTGATGAAATTATAGATTCTTTAGGTGAAGTAAAAGAAAAGGCTAAAGAAGTAGAAGTAGAAATAAAGAAGATAGAGAAAACTCTTGATTCACACAATGTTGCTGAACTAAAAGAAATGTTAAAAGAAGCAGGTCTTTCGGTAAAGGGCAAAAAAGCAGACCTTGTGGCTCGATTAGAAGCACACATGGGTGAGGCTTAGTGTCAGAAGATGTTATTTCTCTTAGGATAGATAATTTAGAATCTATTACTGATAGACACGAAAGAACAATTGAACAGTTAGTTCAATCACAAATAGACATGAAAACAGGTCTTACTAAAGTGGCTACTGAGTTAGAAGTAACAAATGGTCTTATAGCATCTTATATGGCTAATATGCAAAAAGTAATACTAGCCTTAATAACAATTGTTGCGGGGGCTATGGGTCTTACACAGATGTGAGTTTATGCCTAGCGAAACGGAAAAATGGAATGCTTGGGTTAGTCAATTAGCAAATAGTATGGCTAACACCTCAGTAAAAGTTAGTAATATTGAAAAGACACTTGAGGAATATCAAAATAAAAGTATGCGTATGCTTTGGATAACACAGTTATTAATATTAGGAGTGATTGGATTAAATGGTTTATTATTGTTCTACAAGTGATGTTGGCGGAAGATTGGGATTAAACAGCGCACAGAGGCAACAAGCAGGTAGTTTATTAATATCTGCAATACGCAGAGCCTCAATAGAAATAGAACAAGTTTACAATGATTACGGTAGAGCAAATCCTACTGTAGTAGAAACAACTGCAAACGGTACTGTATCAGTAGGCGCTACTACAATAACACTAACAAGTGCATCTGCCTTTGCTACTTCCGGTAGCGGTAATATTGATGGCGATACAATATCTTGGACTGGTAAATCTAGTAATGATTTGACAGGAGTTACAGGTGTTTCCGTCGCTCACGCAACAGGTGTTATAGTTCAATCGGGACAATTTGCTCATGTACTTAGAGAAGTATGTGCGGATTTAGCGGCATCCTATTATATGGAAGATGAAGCCACCTTTCAAACAAGTGGACCGGAAGGGTCTTTGAGAGGTACAATGCTTAGAGAAAGAGGTACTGAAAATCTCAAGAGGGTTGCTCATCTCGGTAGTTTTTCTTGAGGTGATGTGATGGTAGTAGATTTGAAAGGAAGTGCGCTAACTATAGACGTTAGAAATTATATGTCAAAGTTTGGCGAAAGGGCAGAAGATGAGTTATTAAAACAAATGAAAAAAATAGGTCAGAGTGAAGTAAGAAACACTAAGGCTAGATTAACTAGAAGTATTACAGACCAAAAAAGTATGGCTGCTAGAGTTGCAGACACCATAGATTATGAACTTGCTGCCGGAGAAAAAGGAGGTCAATTAAGATTTGGTTCACGAAGCGAAAGCGGTTCAAACTTTGCAGGTATTAGAGGTAAAAGTAGAGGTGATAAAGCAGAAAACATTTCAGCGTTGGCTGCTTATGGTAAAGCAAGGGCATCACCCTTAACAAAATTAACTAGAGTAAAACAAAGTCAAAAAATAGAATCCAGTAGAAAGGGTGTAGGAACTAGCACAGGTAGATTAATAGCATTACCAAAAGGATATGTAAGTATAGAATGGAGGCCCATAGGCGGTAAAGGCGGTGCAGGTTGGATGGACACAGCAGAAACTAATATTATAGATAAAATGGAAATGATACCCGAAATGCTAAGACAAGTTTTTGATGAGGTGGGACAATGAGTGTAGCAACATCGACACAATACTGGTCGTCAAGATTAACAGGTAATGACCCTACAGAGCCAGTAGGTAATTTTAATGAAGCATGGACTGGTAGTGCAGGTTCAGAAGTAAACAATTACTGGGTTATTCCTTCTAGTGGGGGTTATTATGCTATTACTCCTACAACAACTAGTTACACAATACTTTCATCTTTAATCTATACTACTGCACCTAGTAATGATGCAATACTACTAGAACTAGACAACGGAACAAAAAAAGTACAAGTCAAAGCAACAGGTGATTCTACATCTCTAAAATTAGTAGGTGCTACTACAACTACGATTACCGATTTAGATTTAACAGCAACAGAGATAAACGCAGTCCCTACAATACTTAGACTTACTTTAGACGCTAATGGAAATGCTAATTTATACATCAATGAACATATACAAGATGATAATGCAGAGGATATTTACTACAGCGTAACTGGTGCTACAGGTTCTAGTGCTACTGTCAAATGGGGTAATAGTAGTGGAGAAATAAAATGGGGGTCAGTTTATTATTCTAAGTTCGGTGCATTTAATCCCGAAGAGTTAATGTCTAGTGACTTTGCTCAAGATGCCCTTAGTCGTATGGGTTTGTCAATAGTACAAGTTTTAAGAGACAGCGACAAAATGTACCTAAAGACACAAGTTCCCGATTCATCTATAATTTATGGCTATGACATATCTTCTAATATGCTTAGTAGATTAAGACCACCCCTAATTCATGTTATGATAGAAAGACTAAACTCACCGGAGTTCGATGCACTAGGAGGCTCTAGGGTTACACAAATCTACGAAGTATTAATTTTTATAACAACAAAAGGGACAAATTATGAAAATGCTTATCGCTCTTGTTTGAATATAACAGGGGAAGTTTTTGATGAACTTTATACTAAAACAGGTTTGTTAGGAAGTACAGATAGTATTACAAATTACACTTGTTTACTAGATACTAAAGTTGACCCCGATGAAACAGTATGTACTCACAGGTTAGGTTTAACATATATGCGTAAAATAGATATGCGTCATAGATAAGTACATTATATTTAAGTGACACTCTTCTCGTAACTATGTCTACATAGAGGGTATAATATGGTTGAGTTTTTGAATAGATATATTGGACTTCAAATAGAAAACGGCTACGGTTCAGCAGGTACTACCACAACATACGGTGAAGTAGACAGCGAAAGCCTACAGCATAAGTTTGAGTTGCTTACAAGAAACGATATGTCGCACCACATGGCTACAAAGTCTGTTGTAGGTACGTCATATTCAGAAGGTGGAATGGACCTAGCCATTCAATGTGATAATTTCTTTGGTAAATTGTTGTATGGTTGTTGGCCTCACCAACTTACTCCTACTGGTAGTGACCCGTACTCACACGTTATGTTAGAACCTACACTTGAAGCACACACCTACCCTTCTTTTAAGATTACAGTAGGAAGAGAAGAGAAGCAACACACATACACAGGTATGGCGCTTGACACTCTATCAATCTCTGCTAACGTAGGAGAATACACAATGGCAAGCGCAAGTTTTGTCGGTAAAGCAGAATCCGCTATTGGTGATTTACTTGCTACATCTGCTATATCTTTTTCCGGTGACGCATTAGACGCACTACACTTTGCAGATGGTACAGTAACTTTCAATGACGGTACTGCTGTTGATTCACAAGTTGCTACTGGTAAAGTAAAATCCTTTTCATTAGATATATCTATGAATAGAGATACAGATAACGCATACGCTATTGGTAACTCTACATACACATCAATACCTGCGGCTCAGAGAAGAGAAATAACAGGTACTATCGAGTTTAACCAAGTTGTTTACTCGGCTGCTACTGGTACAGACGAGCCTACATATACTAATCTAATAGCCGCAAATGGTGAAGAATACGTTAGTACAACTTCTTTACCTGCGTTGTCTCTAAAGTTTACAGATGAAGCAGGTGCAGATTACTTTGAGATTGAATTATATCATCTTAGATTTGAAGCGCCCGAAGCAAATGTTAGTGGTAGAGATACAAACACTATGTCATTAAACTTCGTTGCATTAGGACAACAAGGAAACACAAGAACATTTACTGCTACAACAGCAGGTAGTACTACCCTTACTGTAGACGCAACAAACTTTGACAAAGTAAAGATTGGAGATATTATTAACTCAGCCGGTGTTACAGCAGGTACATACGTTATAGCAAAACCAAGTGCTACAACACTTACAATAAGTGCTGCGGCAACTACTTCTGCATCGGAAACCGTTACTATTATGCCTAATTACACATCATCAGCAGTTACATTGAAAGGTGCAGACTTACAATCCGGCATCTACGCACATGACGCATGAGGTGATTAAGTATGGCTAACAATGGTGGTACAGTAATTGCAGACAAAACTAAACTAAAAGTCAATGCTTTTACAGGTACAGCAGCAGAAGTACAAACAGCATTTAGGGCTGCAATAGCCAACGATGACGTAGTAATTTCTTGTGATACTTCAAGAAAGAAAGATAGTAATTTTATTACATTGACCGTAGTATGGATTGATGTAGCATAAACATAAGGTGAGTAAGATGGAAACATACGAAGATAAAGAAGGAAACATTTGGTCTAAAGAAATGAAAGACGGAAGATTAGTTGAAAAACTTATCGAAAGAAAAAAGAAGGTAGCGCCCAAAAAGAAGGCCGCTAAGAAATCCTCCAAAAAAGAATAAGTCTTAAATAACTAATACTTTTTAGTATTAATTAGCGAAGCGAGTGGTAACTATGCCAGTAATGAAGAAAGAGATAGAATTAGAAGATGGAACGAAGATATGGGTAAAGCAAGCCTCCGGTACTAAAAAACTAAAAATACAGGCTATACAATCAAGAGTGTTTAGAAAATACTCACACTTTGGCGACCCTGCTGATTGGACTTTAGAACAGAATGAAGAGTTTGCAGAAGCGTTAGATGATGCGGGCGCAGGGTTTGAAGCACAAATAGATACTTGGCTTGGAGACTGTCTTATAGACAGCACACTAACTATTGACGATTTAACTACAGATGAGTTAATGTTAGTTCTTAACTTTGTCAGAGGGGATGACCCCGATGGTGCAGTCCCTTTATCGAGTTCCTAAGAGTTGCCCCGACTCTTTGTATGGCTTACAAAGGATTACTGCCTTCCGATTTATGGGGAAAGTATGACTGTGAAGGCGGTATGCACAAACTTATTTTAGATTTGAACGTAGCAGCCAATATCAATAAGATGATTAATGAAGCAAGTGGTAAGGCTACAAATCCTAAAGACGCAGTTGCCCGCAGAAACCAAAAAAGAAAGAAAAGGCAATTGTTAAAGGACAGTAATGATGTCCTCAATATGTTGAGAGAAAGCGGAGTTCCTACAGTAAGAACCGATAGTGGAGATAAGGTAAATGATTGAATCGTATATTCTAACTACTTTTACCCCTATTGTATTTATAGTTGCTGCTGTAACTATGATAGTCCTACGAACTGGGGCTTCGATGGTTTTCTTCGACATTGTTGGTACGTTTCAGTCTCAAAGATTAATCAAAGATGCGGGCGCAGCAAGTGTAGCATTAGAAGGTCTAATGGTAGACGGTTTCGCTAATATAGGTGAAGCGGCAGGTGAACTTAACGAGATATTTGAAGAGATACATGAATCCTTTATACCTTTAGCGGAGGATATAGAAAGGTCTAGGATTGAGTTTGAAAAGTTTATTGATAATAAAGCAAGAGTTGATGACCTTGCTAGAGCAGTAACTAACATAGGTGCTGAATATGGATATGTAGGTTCTGAGGCATTGAAGGCAGGTGCTAGGACTGCACAGTTGACAAGTATATTAGGTGAGGCTGCTGTACCTGCTGCTACTGAGATGGGTATAGCATTCGGTATGATTGGTGAGATGGATGCAGAAACCGCTATGACAACTCTAATTAATTTAATGCAGCAAACAGAGTTCGTATTTGATGGTACTACTAAAGCAGCATATTCACAGATGGATGGTATTAGTAGGGCAGAAGTAGTAACTAGAAACTTTGCTAATACTCTAAATACACTTAACAGTATTGAAGATAACTCGGCAAGTAACATGATGCAACTAACTGAGACTTTAGAAAAGTTCGCTGCACAGGGACACCTTACGGGTGAAAGTATTTCTTTCATGGCTGCTATGTCTGCCGTTTTGGTTGAGGCCGGTGAAGATGCAGGTAAAGCCGGTACAGCCATGAAGATGATTTATGCGAGATTGGGTGGAGACATAAATGGGGCGGCAACCGCATTACAAAATATGGGTATAGCAACTCATAGAACAGACGGGTCGCTTCGTTCTCTATCTGAGATTCTAACAGACTTACACGATGCAGGTTTCAAGAATATGTCTGCCGCAAGAAAACAAGATATAGCATTACAAGTAGCGGGTAATAGACACTATGTTCGATTCCTTAAGTTAGCAGAAAACTTTGACAGGGCTATTCTTTTGAATAGTTATGGTATGGAACAATCTAACGCAGTATTTACTGAGAGTGGTGACGCTCAAGGTTATCTGAGTGATAGACTTCAAGAAAATGTGCATCTATTAGATGTTCAAAGAGCAAAGTTAGCCAACGTAGAAGCAGAGTTAGGTAAGAAACTTATACCTGCTGAAATATCAGCAATAAAAACTAATATAGCCATGAAAGAAAGTTATATAGATATATTAGATGCTGTAGATAATTTATTTCCCTCATTAGGTAAATTAGGAAATGCGGTGGCAACTTCAAGAGCCATTATTTCTGATTCCTTTGCACCGTTCTTTAATACATACATAAATATCCGTTCCTCTAATCTAGCCTTGATGACTCAACTACAAATTATGAGAGCAGTTAGTGGTGAAAGGATTGCAGGGTTCGATAATGAAATGCGTTTTGCCGGTGGCCGAATGGATATAATGAGACAAGAACGAGATATGTCAATTTATAGTCTTAGAATAGATTACATGAAAAGAAACATGACTATGGAAGAAGTCAAAAATCAACTAATAGTGTTAGATAGATTGAGAATGGAAACGGAAGCAAAAATATTTAACTCTAAATTAGATTTAAGAAAAAGACAAGACCAAATAAATATATTAAAAAATCAAATTACAGGTATAGAATTACAACGAACTGATTTAAGAATAATTAGGGAGAAAGCCATAGAAGATTTGAAAGCGCAAAGAAGAGATGAGGAAAGGAAGAGAGCAAGGATAAAAGAAAGAATAGCACAAAAACAAATACAAAAAGAACAAATACAAAAAAATAGAGAACTTTCTTACGACGAAAAACAGAATGCAATATCAGCACTAAAAATGAATATGCAAAGACAAAAATTAGGTAGAAGTAATTTGAAAATGAAAACACTAAGTGTAGATATTGAACAAGCAGAAACAAAACTTGTAAATACTAAAAATCACGGCCTACTGAGAGAACACGATATAAGAAAACAAATCACTACGCTAAAGAATACTGACAAAGCAGACGAACGAGAGTTAGAAATACTTAGACAAAAAATAGCGGCATTAGAGACTATAGAGCAAGTAGAAGAAATGGATAGACTTACAGACAGTTTAGGTATGATGCGTACTAGCGCAGAGAGTAGTAACGAGGCTATGGGTAAGTTCAACATGGGTATGAACTTT